ACTTGCTTTACAACGTCCTGCGCGAGAGGACCCATGTGTACCAGCGGTCCAATGAAGTCGTGGGCCCCCTCGGCCGCCAGGTCCAGTTCAAGTTTCCAGCGGGCGAAGGCGTCCGCGGTTTCCTCAAGCCCCAGCTTGCGGGCCAGATTACCTGCCATCGCAACGATCTTGCCGAACCCTCCTTCGAAAAACTTGGTAATCTTGGCCCACGCGCTTTTGAAGAAGTTGACAATGCCGCCCCAGATTTTCTTGATGCGGTCGAAGAACTCCTGGCCGAAGATCCGAACGACCCACTTCACGATCCAGTTGCCGATAGCAGTGAATACCTGCGCTACGTTCTTACCGAAGTCGGCAATGACACCGACCACTTTTAGGAACATTCTGGCTAGGTCCCGGCCGAAGGACTCAATCACGTCCTTCACGTTGTGCCAGTGTTTGATGACCACGAACAAGGCCGCCCCGAGCGCCACAATCGCGGCAATAACAATGGCCAGCGTTCCACCCGACAAGGCTGTCAGAGTGGAGATAACGGCCACCACGCCAGCTTTAATGGACGCCCACATGGCAGCGAACCCAATACCCTTGATCGTCATGGCCAGCTTTGCCAGCACGCCACCAAACTTCGTGAACCCTCCGCCCACCTTGGCAAGCGCTGGTACTAGCAATTTGAATGATGCGACCTGCTGAAGGAGTATTCCGGTCACCATGAGGACCGGTCCCAGTGCTGTGACGAAGGCTGCAAAGGCGAGTGCAGTCGCTTGGATAGGCGCCGGCAACTCCTTGAACTTGGTAGCCAGTTCGGAGAACTTGTTTGCCAGTTTAGTAGTCAGCTTGACCAACCGCTCCATATGCGGGGCGAGGATCTGACCCAAGGAAATACCGGCATCCTGTAACGCCGACCTCATCTTGGTCATGCTGCCCTTGAGACCCTTCATCATGGTCTCGGCCATACGCCCAACAGACCCCGCGGCTTTATCAGCCTTCTCTTCAAGGTTGCGCATTGCATCTGCGCCTTGATCAATGATTGAAATCATTGCTGGCCCACCACGCAGACCAATCAACTCCATCATATCAGCTGAGTGCTCGGCGCTGCTGCCTACCTTTTCAAACCCCGCGGCGAACTGTTCAGTGATGGCCGCCATTGGCAGCATGTTACCAGCGGCGTCGAGCACGTTGATACCGTACTTCTTCATGATATTGGCACCCTCTTTTGAGGGACCAAGTAGGCTCGTGATGATCTTGCGGAGACTGGTACCTGCCATGGAACCTTGGATGCCGGCGTTACCAAGTAGACCGATCGCGGCTGCCATCTCATTGAAGCGTAGGCCAACACCTGCAGCAACGGGGCCGACAAACTTGAACGCTGTACCAAGCTGGGTCAGGTCCGTATTTGCCGAGGACATGATGGTAGCAAGGGTATCAGTGGCGGCGGCCAAGTCCTCGACTTCCAAACCGTAGCCTTTGAGAATGTTGGTAATGACGTCGGCTGATTCAGCCAGCCCAATGTTTGCTGCGGCTGCTAAGTTCAAGGTATCCGTCATGGACCCCATGATGTCGGTAGTTTCCATGCCGGCCATGGCAAGGAAACCCATCGCGTCAGCGGCTTCCCCTGCGGTGAACTTGGTGGTCTTGCCAAGGTCCCGAGCTTGTTTTTCAAGGGCTTCAAACTCAGCACCAGTTGCCCCAGACACTGCGGCAACCTTGTTCATCCCAGCTTCGAAGTCACCAGCAAGCTTTAGGCCGGCAGCGGCCGCGGCTACCATAGGTACAGTGATAGCAAGCGACATGGCCATACCGGCCCGTTGCATGTCGGCCCCTACTGTTGCTAGTGACTTCTGCGCCTTCTGGAGGCCACGCGAGAATCCGCTAATATCAGCCCCAATTCGGACGAACAGATCAGCAAGTTTCATCCCCATTGTGCTTCTCCCTCTTAGGTATTACACGGCCACCAAGTCTGGCATTCATTTGCTTAACCAAGTCCAACATCCCCTGCCAGTGGGGCTTGTCGGTTGCCTTGGGCTTCGGTTTCAAACTGGGGAAAAAGTCCCAGGGTTCAATCGGCTTCTTCTGCTTCTTACCGTCTCGAACCGAGTTTGCTACTGCTGCCGCAATTTGACCGGCTCGTGCATCCTTATTCTTCTCCGACTGTTGCCACACGTCGAACCGGTCGTAGAACGTGCGGGGTACAGAGTCCCAGAACTCGGCATCCGAATTGTAGCCAAGGTGGATGCGAGCAATTGACCACAGACTTAACCAGCGGCCGCGACTGCCTTCAATTCCGCTGCTTTGCTGGTCGGCTCCTTCTCCTCCTTCGGGGCTAAAGGGCCCTGCTCACTCCTTGCCATGCTTACCTCGAAGGCCTTGCCGATGGCGTTTGCCACGTCCTCCATGTTTTGCGGCCCGAGCATTCGGCCCACGTCGTCAATCGTCAGGGAGGGGTCTTCGTGTTTGAGTGCAGCCCACAGGATAATGCGAAGGTCCCTGACACCGAGCTCTAGCCAGGTTGCCCGGTCCATAATGCTCTTGCCGGTTTCCTGTTCAATCTCAACCAAGGTGTTGAAGGTAATGCGAAGGTTGCGGGGTCGATCCAACTGGATCGAAACAACGGGATTCACGATCTCGTTCATACTGTCTTACCTCTCGTTTTTTCAGGGTCAAACAAAACGCCCTACACGCCGGGCGGGGAAGGTACCCATTGACCCTCCCCACTGGACAGACCGCGTAGGACGTCGGTTACACTGGCCAGCTTTAGGCTAGCGTCGGAGGCCCAGACACCTTGATGGTGACGGATGCCTGTAGCACGTCGGCCGGATCAGAGCTCGGCTCGAACGCAGTGATGATCCCAGGGAAAATCCATTCGGTTGTGCCGGTGTCCGGGAACACGATTTTGTAGTTCAGTTCGCTCCGGTCGGTCATGGTCTTGACAAGGCCGCCAGCGGTCGCAGCCGTGTGCGTGGCATTGGTCGGGACGAAGTTGATGTCCAGACTCACCTCGCCGCCATCAAGCAGGCCACTGATGAACTTGCGCCAGGGCGTCGCGGTGTTATGCACGGTGACGTCCAAGGCATCGGCCGAGATGCTGGGGCCGGACACATTGCGAAGTTCGGCGATGGTCGTGTAGACTTCGGGAGACTCACCGTCACCGACTTTGAGATAGGTTTGAAACGCGCTAATTGCTAAGGTACTCATGCTGTTGAACTCCTCTCAGTCTGTTCGGTGACCCGGCCACCTTTTTTCTGCTGCTTCCATCTGTTGTTAATTATCGGCACGTCGACACCCGCCCACTTGCGCCGCTGGAATTCGGTGCGGTCCTCAAACGCTTGTTTATGGTTGAACCCTTGGCTCTCTAGAATGCGGACTGAGGAACTGCGGGCGCGGTGAAGGTACGTTGCGCCTTCCATGTGGTTTGTACGCCAGCCAGCGCACTCAAGCTGGTAGCGCATGTCATTGTCCTCCAGTCCCCAGCCAGGGCCACCAAAGGGACCGCCTGTCTCGAAGCGTATACCGTCGGCGAAGGGCTGCATGCGGAACAAGCCATACTGTGTCCACGCGACGTCCTGCTTGCTATCCTTGAAGATTGGGAACTCCTCCAGACTTAGCAGGCGCTTGGTAGTGAGTCGCCGTTGCTTGGCATGTCCACCGGACCACATGCCGATGCACCCGACTTCTGGGTGCTGCTCTAAGTGGTCTACCATTCCGCCTACTGAGTGAGGGATGACTTCGAGGTCACAGTCGGTGAACAGGATGTGATCCATGCCAAGCCCCACCGCCAAGTCAAGCATCTGGTTTCGGGCGATCGAGTTACCCTTGTTCTCGGTGTTGAAAATGATGTGGACCGGGCAGGTCTTCCGCCAGCGGTCAAGGTGAAGGGCAATAAGTTTCTGGGTGCCGTCGGTTGAACCATTGTCCACGATGATGACCTCAGGGATAACCCGCCTGAACTTCTGGAGTCTTGCCGCCTCAAGGACCAGAGCTTCGATCCCGTCAATGGTGACTTGCCCCATCTCCCACGACAGGCTTGCCAGGGCCACGCGGCGCCTGCCCTTGCAGTAGAACTCGGCAGCAATGTTATCCCCCATACGTTCCCAGTCGTCAGTCCTAGTCTTGCGGGAGGTGTTACGGCTGTGGATACCCACGACGGTTAGCTCAGGTGTACAGGTGGCACGCCGGTGCATGCCAATACGCCTAATGAACATTTGGTCTTCGGCCCGTGACCGATCCGGGAATGGGTAGTTGCGCCAGGCGTCACGATGGAACAGCATTGTGCCACCGACCAGGATGGTGCGGTCCCCGTGTTTGAAGTGGTAGCTGCGGTCCTCATCCACGTCGTAGTACCAAGGCTCTGAACAAGCAACGACATGTGTCGCTCCCTTGAACAGCTTTAGTTTCTCGGACAGGGCGTATGGTGCCTGGCGGTCGTCGTCATCCCAGATAGCGAAGTGAATTGCCTTGCTGGCACGTACAGCCATGTTGCGCCGTTCGCCGATGGTCGTGTCCGGGTCACACTTAATGAGCCGGACAGCATTGGTGTCGTCTGGCAAGTAACTGCGGAAACCGTCAACGCTTTCCGTGACGACCACCAGCTCCTTGTGTGGCCAGTCCTGCGCCATGAAGTCGGCCACAGCCTCCGGCCAGAACTCCTTGCGCTTCTCCGACGTCACCAGTATGCACGCGACCAGCGGGTGCCGCTTCTTCCAGTCGGCCGGGCTGTGCATGTAGGAAATGTGCTGTTTCATGGACAGCAGGTCCGGTATGTCAAAAGGACACGCCGAACAGAAGTACCACGGTATATTGCGAACTACCTTGGTTATGAATTGGGGAGGTCTCATTGGCCTGGGACCTCGAAGATTTGCTGCCCGCTGGGATCATACAACTCCGCCTCGATGGGACGGGTCTGGGCCAGCTGTGCTGCCACTGGGAGAAGGTGCTGTGCGTACACATGCTGCTTCATGAGTGTAACCCCATCAAGGGTATCAAAGGCGCAGTGGCGGCAGTGCCACTGCTTCCGGCCGTGCCAGCCCTTCGGGTTGTATGTGAAGTCCCGGCCCTTTTGGATAGGGGCGCCCTCGGCCCTGGCAATGAACTGCTGGACCTCTACACTATCGGTCCTGTTTTGAGTCTGAAGACCAGGACGTTGTGCCTGATCCGCTCCGGGTCCATGATCGTTTGTGCGCTCTCGAATTGACATACTATGATTCTCCAATCTGTCCCGCTGATCGGCTGGTGCTCCAAAAGCTGGATAACCCTGTTGCCGATCAACTTGGCTTCTTTGAAGCCGCGGTAGTCGGAGTAGACATGGATGGTGACTGTAACCTCGCGGCCGAGCCGCGTGTGCAGGTTGTCAGCTACCTCGTTCCATTCCCCAAGCCGAACGTATGGAGTTCGTACTTCATCCTCAGGGGGAACTTCCCCGTCGTACACGCCATTCGTAAGCAAACCAAGTGCCACGTCCCCTTCAAGGATGCTGAAAATGCCTACTTGCAAATCCCATAATGAAGAACCACTCATGACGTTGACCTCCGTGCCGCTGCTTTCATTGCCCTGCGTATTTTGCGGTTGAACGGGTTTCGCTCCCGGTCCCACGCAGGGTATAGGAAGGGCTGGGCCAACATGCCCGCCCGGCTACCATGCACGTACCCCGATGGAAGTGGTGGGTGCTGGCTGCTGCTGCCACGCCTGCCCGTACCAAATTCCACGAATTGTGCATAGTCCACATTCGTTCCAACTTCCCCGGTCATCCCGTTGTTCAAAAACTCAAGTTTGATTGAGGACCGCAGGCGACCGCCGAGGATTTTGCCCTTCTTACGGACAGGGCATAGCTCTTTTGCCTGGCGCTGAATATTGAGGGCCGACTCGTTGACGGCATCGCGTACTTCGGCCTTCGCGTGGAAGTCCAGTAGGCGGATCTTCTGGCGGAGTACCTCCTTGCCGACGAGTGTCACCTTCACTTTGCTTTTGGCCATTTATCCTCAGTCTTCTTTATCGAGCTCTTCCTGGCAGAACAGTACGATCTTCCGGTTCTCCTCGTCTATGTCACGCACGCCCTCGATGGCAAAGTACCGGATGCCTTCGGAGGTTTCGAACTTGACACGCCACGAAGCCTTGAAACCAGTTTGGTACCGCAGCTCAATCACGTGAGTGGTGTTCGCCTTAAGCTGGCCATGTATGAATTCGGAGACGGCAGCCTTCGGCATAATGCGGCACCACGCCGTCGACTCATCTGCCTCGACTCTGGAGTTGCCGCCTCCGCCATCAGGCGTAAGGGTCATGGACTGGAAGGTGACGAATTGGGTGTACTGTCCCAGATCTGAGTTCCTGCTTTTACGTCGCCTCATCCTTTCAGGCTCCAATCGATGTAGCCTTGCAGCATGCCTTGGATGCCGGCAGGGATTGGTCCCAGCTTCTCTACCGTGGCTTGGTACTTCTGCTCTGCGCCTTCGCCCAGAGGGTCGCCTAGGTAGTGCGTAGCAAGCTCAAGGCAGGCTTCCTTCAGATCTTCCGACACGGAGGCCACCGCCTCATCTATCGTTGACTGGTCGGCTCCTACAGCCAAAGCAACGTAGCCTGTGGTGTAGGTGATCTCGAAACTCTGGAACCCACGGTGTACCGGCCAGGTGTCACGGGGCACAAGCCACTTGCCGGCAAGGAAGTAATTGTCGGCATCCAAGGTGTCCCAGTCAACACCAAGGGTGAAGCTGTTGATCGTCTTGACAGTGGTAATCCCAAGCGCGGGTACCGGGCCTTGCCGCAGCCTGATCTTTGCCCCGACGTTGTCATGGGTCTGGGTCCACGTTTGCTGAATGATGGTCTTGTTAATGAACTTCTCGATTTGCCGCCTTGCCGCTGGTAGCAACCTGGCAATCTGGGCATCGAGGGCACTGGACGTTTGCGTGATCTTGGCATGGGTCTTGAACTCAGTGGCGGTGATTGGTTCAGCCACGGAATCGACTGTGCGTAGTAGTTGGAAACCTTCCTTCAATCTTGCCATACTGCCCTCCCTTACAAAGTAAGAAAGGCTCCAAGGGCGATCGACCCGTGGAGCCCTTCCGTCAACGTTACGAACTGGACGAACTGTGTCAGCTTACGACCGCGGCGACCAGCTAGTATCATTGCCACCGAGCAGAGCCAAGGCGGACACGTCAGCGTCAGCGGTACCGGTCTCCGTGAACACCAGCCGCATATAGCGCTTGGTGCCCTTGGCATAACCAGTCTCCAGGACGCTGTTGGCCTGAGACGTCAGGTTGATTACCAGAGCAGGACCAAGCCGACGGGCAGTCGGGATAGCAACCGCGTCCGACAAGTTGGCTGCATCACCTTCTTCAGCAGTGATGGTGAAGTAGTGCGAAGCATCCGCAGTTGCGATGTCACCAAGCTGAACCAGGAAGGCCACCGTGTTGTAATCATGGGTGTCCACGACCACACCGTTAGCCGTGGCTGTGAGTTGCACCTGCGCCAGGGCTTCAACCGCATTGAACAGAGACATGAGATCACGAGTGAAAAACGACATTGTTTTGTTCTCCTTTCCTATGGATGATCAGGCAGCCTAGCTAGCCGAGATCTTCAACTTCTTCAAGGCCTCGGGAATCATGACCTTGCCACCAACACGACGCCGCGCCGAGATTTCGACCATACCGGTCGACTTGGACGAGAACGGGTCACGCATGAGTTCCATGGCAACACGATCCAGAATGGTGTAACCACGCCGGAAGTCGCCAAAGGCAACCGGGTAGAGACCGGCACCAATGTCCGGCATGTCCGGGGCGGTGGTGTACGGGCGGTCCAGGATGGAAGCGGGCCGGGCGTCGGACTTGATGCCAGGTGCCCAGAGATACTGATTGTTCCCGTCCTTGAGCTTCCGAATCTCCTTGAGAGTGGCTCGGTTCAGGACCCACTGGCTATTCGCCAGGTAGGCTTCCTTCAACTCGTAGTACAGGTTGATCAGACCATCGCCGGTGATCAGCGTGGCGTCCTCGGAAACCACGTTGCCAATCTCCGTATTGGTCATGAACCCTTCGGGCTGGCCGTCGGCGTTGCCGACCACGAACGCGGTACCTTCGGTCACGCCAAACTGCTCGGCAAACTCTTCCCGCAGGAACCCTTCAATGTCGAAGATGGTGTCTTCGAGGTCCTGCTTGCTCACCTTGGCGAGGGCGTACATCTCGTGCGCAACCAGAGTGTCCAGACCCCACTTGGGATTCTGGGTCTCAGTGCGGGTGTCGATTTCCGAAACCCACGCGGCGGCAGCGGACTGAGTCTTTTTCGGCACCTGAACCGCAGTGCGGCTGGTGGTGCGCAGGCGGGCGATACCACGAATCTGCGACCACTCGGTCACCGTGGTAAGGATCTCGGCCACATACTCTGCCGGGGCAAGGTAGCCACCGGTCTCATTGTCAGCCAGGGTCATCGACTTGAACTGCTCGGCGGTCAGGATACCCATGCCGACGGCCTGCTCAGGATCGACACCGGACTTCAGGGCCTTGAAAAACAGACTCTTCCGTTCGGCCAGTTCGGCAACGGCTTCGTCACCGGAGACAATCTGGCCGCCCTTGCGTTCCAGCTTGGCTTCGAGTTCGTTGATTCGATCTTTCAGCTCCGTGGCGCCAGTCTCGGCGGCTTCGCGGGCGGCGGCTTCGGCAGTGATCTTCTCTTCCATGCCTTCAAGGGCCGTGTTCAACTTCTCCACGTGCTCCTTGTATTCGCCGTTGCTGGTACCGTACTTTTTGACTTCCGCTTGAAGCGAGTCGTTAGACGCCTTGAAGGCGACGAAGGTCTCATTCATCTCGCGGATCTGTTCTTCCGTCATTGGCTTCTCCTTTTCAGTTGTGAGTGGGTTAAAGGAAACCACCCGATAATGTTGCTGCTTCTAAGAGGACTGCATCGGGCGGCTTCGTCTCGGCTCTAACCAACGTGGGCGAGTGAGACATTGAAGTGCGGGTAACGCCTCTCACTGTTACTTATCGCAAGAAGGTTTGCCAGGCAAAAAAATGCCGAGGACTGAGTGACCCCCAGACCCCGGCGATGTGGCAACCGCAGCAGAACTTGTTACCGTGTTAGCGCCTTCATC